ATCAAGAGATCAGACTCTGCCTGGATTGGCATGGTTGAAAATCTTCTCGAAGAGCAGTATAATGTAGTGGTAGTAGAAGATCAAGAAGATCAACAACAAGAAAATGTAAATGAGGAAAAAAATGTCAATTAAAATAGTTTCAGAAATATCAAAGCAGTATCTCTTAAAAGAAGATGCTGTTGAAGGTTTTAAGGTAGCAGTAGAAAACGGTCAAACACGTTTGGCTCTTCAAGTTTTGGTTGATATCATTGACGGAATGATGGAAATTTTTGATTACGCTATGGAAGAAGTTGCTGAAGACGATAATATTATTGATGTTCCAGTAGCAGTATCATCTCCTGCGCAAGAGCCTATTAAGGTTGTTGAAGCTGTTGAAATTATTGAAGACAAAAAAGTGTCTGCAAAAAAAACAGCTGAAGTAAAAGAAGACTCTAAACAAACAGCAGAATAATGAAGTTAATAATAGGATGTCCAATTTACAAAAGAGATTGGATCTTACCACTTTGGTTTGCAGCACTTGAAAGACAGTCAATTCCTCTAAGTAAGATTGGTTTCATTTTTGAAACGTCACCAGACGATAAAGCAACTGTAAGAATGTTGAATTTGTGGAGACAGTATCATCCTGAAATTCCTTTGTTTGAAATAAGAGAACGAAACGATATACCTCACTATAATCACGAAGACAACTCAAGACAGTGGACTATTTCAAAATACGAAAATATGGTAAATCTTAGAAACTCTCTTTTATCAAGAGTAAGAGAGCTTCAACCTGATTATTATTTTAGTCTTGATTCTGACATAATATTAAAAAACCCAAATACATTAGAACTACTAATGGCACACATTGGTGATACAGCAGACGCAGTTAGTCCCTTAATGTTTATGACTCCTTTTGATACAAAATATCCAAGTGTCATGAATTGGATAGATCAAAAAGATTTTAGAGGTTATAGAAAAGACAATTACCCTTTGGGAAGTTATTTTAAATCTGATATAATAATGGCAGCTAAAATGATGTCTAAAGAGGTTTATAATAATATTGACTACGAGGTACATTCTCAAGGAGAAGACCTTGGTTGGTCAAAGAACGCAGCTTTAAAGGGTTATTCCTTATATTGTGCAAGTTATATATATGCTGCTCACATAATGCACGAGAATCTTTTGCCCCAGTTTCAACAAATGGGTGACAACAGAGAACTTATTACAATTTGAAAACTATATAAAAATATGATATCTTTATATAAAATTGTTTAATGTTATAAAAGTAAATTACTATATATTTCAAGCAATTAAATTATGCGCATATGGAGAACCAATGAGTTTCGACTTTATAGAAAATTTCACAGTTAAACTTCCAGATTTCTCAAAAATGGATTTTTCATTTAAAGAATCATCTGATTCTAATCAAGGCTTAATCATTGAGGTTGCAGCCATACATGAAGGTTTAACACGGAAACTATAATAACTATTCTGCAGAGGCTTTAGAAAAAGCTTTGCAGTCTTGGGTAGAGCCTTACCCTAAGCCAATCATTCTCAATCACGATCTTAACTCTGAGCCCATAGGTAGAGTTATGGCAGCAAGAATGGATAAAGAAGAAGATGGTTCATCTTTTGTTCGTTTGCAGATTGCTATTACAGATCCAGTAGCTGTTCAAAAAGTTATGGATAAGAGATACTTGACAGGATCCGTTGGAGGAAGAGCTGGAAAAGCTGTGTGCTCAATCAGTGGTGACGATCTTGCTAATCTTGACGAAAGCGGAAAGCCAAAGATGGCTCGCTTCAAAAGGGGTCAAGTATATAAGGGTAAGCTTGCTTTTATCGATATGCAAGATATATCGTTTAAAGAGTATTCTTTTGTAAATCAGCCAGCAGACTCTAAGTCAAGCGTTAGAGCTGTTGCTACACCAGGATCAAATGCTATATCAACATCTGATTCAGAGTGGGTAGCAAGAAGTTCAGCCTTTGTTCTTAGCATGGACAAGGAAGATATCTTTTCTGTAGAAGCAAACGAATCGCTTTTCGCAAATCTAAAAAGTAAAGAATCAAGACCTCTTTACTTGCACTTAAAAGGTGCATTTCTTTCCGCTATGGCTATACAGGAAAGTGAAAATTACATTAGTACTAATGATGCATTACTATCTGATGAGAATGATAATAAAGATGTCCATGAGGAGAATCTCACTATGAATGAAAACGTCAAAGATAATGACATTTTGGCTACTGTAGAAGAATTAAGCCAAGACCTATCAACACTTTCTAATACAAAAGTTGAAGAGTCACAAGACCCAGAAACAGCACCGGAGGCTGAAGAGGTAGTTGAGGAAACCCCAGCTACTGAGGCTCCAGAAACTGAAGAGTCAATCAAGACCGAAGAAGATCAAGTAGTTGACGCTCTCAAAAAGGCAAACGAAAAAATTGCTGAACTTGAAGCACAACTTGCAAAAGACTCATCGACAGCACCAGCTACTGATGAGCAAGAGTCTACTGAAACTGTGGAAAAAGCAGAAGTACCTACTGAAGAAGTGGTTGATTCCGCCAATGCCTCAGCTGAAGCAGAAACTCAAGCAACTGAAGAGTCTAATACAAACCTCACTGACGAAAAAGTAGTCTCTGAGCAAGATGTTGACGACGTTACCAAAAAACTTCAAGAGCTTGAAGAAGAAAACAAAAAACTCAAGAGCGCAATGCATAGAACTCTCGTCGAGAGAGTTGTTGATACAAAGATTGCAACTGGAATTGAATCCCATGAACTTAGAGAAGAACTTATTGGAGAGCACTTAACACGTAGCGCTACTTCACTAGCTGATTCATTAAGAGATCTTGCAAAACTTCCAATGGCTAAATCAGCCAAAGGAACAATGCCAGAAATTAACTCTGAACTTACTGTAGTTGAAGGTGAAGACAATGTCTACACTTTAGATAAGCAGGAAGATCTAGTTCAAGAAGATGAAATAAAAACTCCAGAGCAACTTTTTGTAGATGCTCTCATGGGTCGTCGTAAACTTTAATAATAATACAAGGAGAAAATTAAATGAGTTTAGCAAAATTTCGTAAAGTTGGAACCAAGACCGGATCAGGTCGCTTTGTAGTTTCTGAGGGTATTGCCCCAGCAGCTTACTTGCTTCCAAGCCAAGGTCTTCCAACATGGTACACAGACAGTGAAGATGATCGTTTCGAGATCGTTATTCCAAAGGGAACCATTTTATCAGTCGTTGCTAATGCAAGCGGCGATGCAATGGTAGTTCCTGCCAATGGTACAGGTTCGTCACAAGCTTGGGGCGATACAATTTCCGGTTGGGATCCATTAGCAGGTGCAACGCCAACTGCAACCCCATCAGGCGATACAGTTACTGTTGGTGCAAGATCAGTTCCAATTGGTGTTGCACAGTATGACCTTTACCGTCCATTCGATAAAGGTACCTCACAGGGTGCAGGTTTCATTACCCATGGTTACGTAGAGTACCCAATGGTAACAGGAATTAATGCTGACGTCACAGTCGGTTCGCTCATTAGAGCAGACCACATGGGTCGCCCAGTAAAAGCAGCTACTACCAACTTCCTTAGTGGTAGCGATGTCTATTCTTACCTTCAAGTTGGTAAGGTCATAGAGGTAGAACAGTTTGCAACCAACTTTGATGATGGCTTGCTTTCCTACATGCAACTTCCTTCGGACCCAGGTGCTTTGAAGACCGTATTTGAACTTACGCGTTCAGGTGCTTATTCAGGCAAGCTTGGTATCCGTAGTAATTTGGATGTTACCAACGTAATTGGCGCATTCCGCGTTAATCTCACACTTTAATAAAATAAAAAAAGAAAAACACTAACAGAAGGAATAATCCTAAGATGAGCAAAACAATCCAAGAGCTCCTCTCGGGTCTCCCAGCTTGGGAAGCCGCGCTGGCCGAAGACGGACACATTGACGAGAACAACAGAGTAACAATTAAGGAAGCATTTGCATCGTCAGACGCAGCTGCCCTTTTCCCTAAGGTTATCTCACGTACTCTTAGAGAAGCAGCAGAACCACAATTATTGGTTACGCCACTTCTTTCAACAGTCCGTTTAGGAAAAGGACGCTCTTTGGAGTTTCCTGCAGTAAACGCAATTCAAGCTGCTGAGATCCCAGAAGGACAAGAATATCCAGAGCAGGCATTAGCCTTCGCAAAGCAGATTGAGGGCAAGGTATCCAAGAAGGGTGTCAAGCTTTCATTCACTGAAGAAGTCATTGCTGATTCACTCTGGGACATTGTCGGTCTCCACGTAAGAGCTGCAGGACGTGCTATGGCCCGTCTTAAGGAGCAGATTGCATTGAGCCGTTTCAAAGATGCTGCAACTATTGTTTTCGACAACGATGACATTACAAGCACATACGATAACACAACCGGTCTTGATATTGATGGCGTAGCCAACGATACCATTCGCTGGGATGACGTTGTTGACATGGCTGCTGTACTCATGGCAGAAAAGCATGTTCCTACAGACTTTATTCTTCACCCATTAATGTGGTCAGTATTCCTTAAGGATGCTATCTTCCACATGGGTGGCGCTGCATCTGCAGTCAACACCAGCTGGGGCTATCGTCCCGGAAACGCTGATGCTGCACTGAATGCAAGTGCTCCAATGGGATTGAATGTTATTGTTTCACCTTTCGTAAGCTTCACAGCTAAGTCTGGTGCAACCGCAGCTAAGTCAGATCTTTTCTTGATCGACCGCAATGAGGTTGGAACCATTCTTGTCAAGGATGACATGAGCACAGATCAGTTCGATGATCCTAGCCGTGACATTCGTCAGATGAAGATGAAAGAGCGTTATGACATCGTAATGCTTGGTGACGGTGAGGGTATCACAGTTGCTAAGAACGTTAGACTCGCTCGCAACTACGAGGTCAGTGTTACTAACAATATCGGTAACTAATAAACCTTAGGGTCCGTTATAGTTACGACACCCTAGTGACAGAGGAGTGGCTTTCGAGCCACTCCTCTGTTGTTATTACCGGCTTAATTCGTTACTATCTAAGATGAATATTATAAACAGGAGATAAATGTGTCACTTCCTTTGATTGAATACGCTATTGTCGATAACAATATGGTTGTTATTAGATTTGGTAAGACCATAAAAATTTCTAGTCTTACAAACGCTAACTTTGTAGTACAGACGACCGATGCAACACCTTCTAATTTAGCTAATCCATTTTTGCAAATAAATACAATTGCAGATTATAATCAAATTTCAAGAACATTAAAATTATACTGGGATGCAGTTAGGCAATCTGGTAAAGAATATAGGATTAGATTAACTAACTTTCTTGATGCAGCTAATGAATCTATCACGGAAGAACAAATAGTATTTTGTCAAGCAGAATCAGCAACTCCATCCGACTTCAACTCTTATACAGTTCCTTTAATCCAAGAACTGCTGATAGAAGATCACTCTATTAGGACAGACGCTTTTACTACCGTTCAAATTCTTGCAAAGAATCCAAGATTCTATATAACTGGTGTTGATCCAGAAAATGGAGAATTTTATTTAGATAATGCATACAATAATGGAAGAGTGATTATATCTTTTAGCTCTAGACCTGCAAGCAACTTTTTAAATACTGCATATTTTAAAGTTCAAAGAAAACCAATTCAAAGTCAGCCATCAAGATGGCAGAATTTGTCAGCTAATGTGTCAATGCATTCCTGGAAGCCAGAAGTTTATGTAGACTTTCCATCTCTGGATGCTACACCATCGTATTATTCAGATGATAAAGATTATTTTGAAACAGGATATAAATATAGAATCATAGCTTCTAAAGATATAGGTATTTAAAGTGGCTAACTTTATATATGGAAAAGCAAAACAATCTTTATTAAATGGTGAATTTAATATTTCTTCTGATTCTTTAAAAGTTCTTTTAGTTACAGAGTCTTATGTTCCTAATCAAAATGTTGATCAGTTTGTTTCTAATATTTCTAGTTCTTACATAAAACAAAGAACTTCTTCGTTAACAAACGTAACAAATATTTTAGGAGTAATAGACGCTGACAATGCACCAGTGTCAAATTATGATGGATCTGCATTTAAAGCTTTAGTAA